ACTTCACACAGACGGAAATACAGCAGCGTATCCGTTCCAAGATGTCCAAAAGGGACTATATTGATGCCGGAAGCATACAGACAACGGTGAACTTTGACGGTCATATATACCATATCAGGATAGCCTTCCGGAGGACAGACAGCAATAGTGAATATAACATTGACATTGAGAGCAATGGCGTGGAGGTGATTGTGGAATGATAGATGAGAGCATTATGGAGAAGATTATCCCTCTCCCGGATGAAGATGAGGAGATGGAAAAGGTACAGGGAGAGCTTGAGGGTGAAGGCTTTCCTATAACGAACTTCAAAAAGGGCGGCATCTTCTATCACCTTTGCCGGATGCTTGTGACCATATACATAGAGCTGAAAGAGCTTGCCCGTACTATCGTGAATGGATGCTTCATCAAACATGCTGAAGGAGACTGGCTGAAGATTAAGGCTGCCGACTATTCCAAACAGCAGAAGGAGGCAAAGGCAGCAAGAGGTTATGTGAGCATATACAGGAGTGAATACAACAATGCTCTTCAGGTAACAAAAGGACATTGTTTCAAAACAGAACCGGATGCCGGAGGCAATGAGCTGAAGTTCTATTGCTGTGAGAATACGGTCATTGATGCCGGGGAACCTGTAGGAAGAGTGCTTGTGGAGGCTGAAGCTACCGGAACCTATTACAATATAGCACCGGGAAGAATAACCATATCCATGATACACCTTGATGGTGTGGACTATGTGACAAATGAGGATGACTGGCTCTTTGAGGAAGGAGCTGAAGAGGAAGACCTTGAAGACCTCCGTGACAGATGTATGAGCTCATGGGCGGAGCTTGCAACACGAACCATAGAAGAGAAGCTCCGGAACGCTGCAACGGCTGTACCCGGTGTGCTGGATGCCCGGATTGATGCACAGCATCCAAGAGGTCAGGGCACAGTGGATGTGATTGTCACAGGTGCAGCAGGAGAAGCTTCTCCGGAGCTGATAAGAAAGGTGGGTGAAGCCATTGAGCCGCTGAAGGGAAACTATGAGGACTATCTTGTGAAGTCCAGTGAAGTAGTGAGACAGGACTTTGAGCTTGTGATATACCTTGCTGAAGATGCGGCAACGGATGGAGTGGATGCACAGGCAACAAAACTCATTGAGGACATGATGGCTCTGACAAGGGGAGAAATGAATACCCTATACAGGGACAGCATCATCCAAGTGCTTAGTACAAAGATTGATAACTACAGGAAGACAGACATCTTGCAACCGTCTGATGACATGGTTCTTGAACAGGACAAGGTCATCATGGCAGGAGACATCAATGTGACTGTCCGGAACGTAGTACAGAGTGCAAGGGGGAAGGAGTGATGCCGCCATGATAGAGAACTTTATTGAATACATGTGGTATCTGCTCACTACTCCTCTGAAGAAGCTGAAGAAAGCACTGAATAAGTGGTACATCCTTTGCCGGGTGTTCGGCAAGAGGTTTGATGAAGCAAAGGAAGACATACTCCGGGCAAGGGATGAGGGAATGGTTGCTACATGCAGCCATGAAATGCTCCCGGTACATGGAGCTGATAGAAGGCTCACCCGGTATGAAGGAGAACATCCAGAGAACTTCCGCTCAAGGATAGCCATGTATGAGGAGATATGCAAGCTTGGAGGTACCAATGAGGGAGTGCTGCTTGCGGTGAGGACTCTTGGATATACTTCCCCGGTTCTTGTGAGAGCAAATGACCTGACAGGCTTTTCCCATTTCACACTTGATGGAAGTTGGCTCCTTGATGGGAGCCGGACATTGGAGTCTGATACCATTGAAAACAGATGGGCGGAGTTCTACATAGTAATTGTGATGGATGCGGATGAGGAGCATCCTATCAGTTTTGACATTATGCGGAAGACCGTCAGGAAGTGGAAAGAGGTGGGTGCAAAGGACAACTACTTCTTCAAGTATAACTTGAGCATCAGGCAGCCACACACAGGAAACTTCCTTGAGGTACTGTATAAGAAGCATCTGTTCTATTATGACTACAGGAAGCTTGATGGAATGTGGAAACTGGATGGGAGCTATATGCTTGATGCAGAGATGACTCCCGTTGGTACCCGGATAGGATACCGATATGAGAGCCTTTATGAGCTCCATGAAGCCGGGCTTGCAGTTATGGCATACAATTATGCCTGCCGGATGGTAGAGAGTGCCATCCTGAAGGCGGCATACAGCTTCAGGATGTACTATTTTGAATACCTGAAGACAGATGGCTCATGGACAACAGATGGAAGTTATGTGGTGGATGCACAGATGTCTCCAAGAGAAATGAGATGGAGCACAACATTCCGCCATCAGCATGAAGAGAAGCTGCTAATGAAGCAGCGGTACAGGATGCAGCCTTGTGAGGAGGCATACAGTATCAGGAAGACATTGGAGCAGTACCGGATGGTCATTGACTATTTTGATTATCTGAAGCTCAACGGGCTTTGGAAGCTGACAGGCTCCCGGCTCATGGATGCACAGAGGACAGAATACACCACCAAGCAGGCATACAGCTTTGGTGTAGAACATACAAGGGAGTTCAGGGTGATATGGCATGAAGAGCACAACCTCATCTTCCTTGATGGAACATGGAGCCTTGATGGTTCCAAGATAATAGATGCTTGGCAAAAAACGGAGGTATTGTAGAATGGCAACAAAAAGCGTGATAACCAAAATCAGAAGAAAAAAGATGGCTGAAGCAAGCCATACAACCGGAACGGTTGCAAAGATAACACACATTGCACTTGGTTCCGGCGGTGTCAATGGAGATGGTACCGTGATAGTACCACTTGCGGAGAATGTAGCATTGAAGAAAGAGGTGGTCAGAAAGCCTTATACTTCATCAACCAAGACTTCAGATACATCCTATGAGTATACCATCAAGCTTGAGGAAGATGAGCTTGTTGGTACATTCATCAGTGAGATGGCACTCATTGATGAGGATGGAGATGTGGTGGCGTTCTCTAATTTCCTTGCAAAAGGTAAGGATGAGACAGAGGTGACATTCACCATTGAAGACAACTATTAAGGAGGAAGAAGAAAATGGCAAATATAACAGCAGCAGAGCATCCGAAACTTGTCCTTGAGATGACAGCAATGGAGAGGACAACTCCGGCATACTATGATGAGTGGAATGTGAGACATCAGCAGCTCCTTGACAATGACAAATACCTCAATGAGCAGTTCATCAATGTCTTTTCTGACAGTGCAGCAGCTCATAATTCCATCTACAGAGGGAAGAACCTGACAAATGTGTATACGGTGGATGAAATATGTCAGCGTATCAGTGCAGGAACCTTTAAGGACTTGTATGTGGGTGATTATTTTGACATAAGCATCACTACAGGCTTGGGTGGTACCGAGACAGTCAGATGTATCTTGGCAGGCTTTGATGTATTTTGGAATAATGGAGATACAGCCTTCACAAAACATCATGCTGTGATTGTACCGAAGGACTGCTTCAAGACAAAATCAGTTATGAATGATACAAATGTGACAACAGGTGGGTATGTAGGCTCTAAGATGTATAAAACGGTTCTTCCTGTATATGCAGCAGCCTTGCAAACAGCATTAAATAATCATATACTTAGTCACAGAGAATTGCTGACAACAGCAGTATCTACAACAGGCAATTCAAACGCAGGAGCAGGCATCACAGGATATGCAAGCAACTGGGAGTGGAAGGATTGCTTAGTTAAACTTATGAGTGAGATACAGGTATATGGTTCCACAGTGCTTAGTTCTTCATTCTATGATACAGGATGTGACAATATTCAGTTCCCGTTGTTCCGGTTAGCTCCTAACCTGAAGGTAGCAGGACTTGGACATAACGGAAGTAGATGGTGGTATTGGTTGAGTGCTGTGGTGTCGGCGGCGGCGTTTGCTGATTGTAACAATTATGGTAATAGTCTTAATACGACGCCGCCGGGGATGGTGGAGTCCGCCCGTATTTCTGTATCGGTTAATCTTTAATCTGCCCCCTGTATGGGGGCAGATGACCGGAAGGAGGAAATAGGTTGAGCGTACTGAAGAATAAAAGAAGTGTATCGAGTTTGGAGTTCTACCACAACGCCATAACACTCCGGAGAGAGGTGACAATGTTGCTCCTCCGGGACTTTGGCATCAAGGACAAAGTGAGGAGTGTCAAGTCATTGTATGGGGTGCCGGGAATGGAGCCGGAGGATGAGCAGAAGTTCCGGGAGATTGTGGAGAAGTATGAAATGAAAGCCACGATAATAGAGGAATATCCGGCATGGCTCATAGATAAGATGAGGAATAATATAATGAATATCCTCCACAACATGATAATGAACATCACACAGGCAAATACGATATATCCAGTATGTGAGAGTGAGTTCTATGACCGGAGAAACTTCCAAAATCATGCCATAGGAAACTGTGAGCAGCTCCTTCAGGAGATGCAGTACATCATATCCATCATCCCGGTGGATGCACAGAAGTACATGAGATATGTGGAAATGATTGAGAAGGAGATAGTCCTCCTGAAGGGATGGAGAAAGAGTGACAACAAAATCCTGAAGAAAATCAGGGAGAATGAAGCAGCCAAAGCACAGAAAGAAGGTGCTTCCCAAAAGGCTGAAAAACAAGTATAATTATCCGGGGCAAGCTTTGTATCAAGAGACTTTTCCACCGTTGAGTGCTGTGGTGTCGGCGGCGGCGTTTGCTAATTGTAACAATAATGGTAATAGTAATAATAACAACGCCGCCGGGGATGGTGGAGTCCGCCCGATTTCGTGTATGTATACTAAGTGTAGGCTATGTGCCGATATACGATACAGGAAAGGAAAGCTTGTCCTTCCGAAAGGTAAAGAAGCCCATCTTCTGATAGAGGGAGGATGGGGGAACATCTTGATGCACCCTGATACGTCAGTTGGTGCTAGAAACGAGGTGAAGCTCTATGAATGATATGGAGTCTGTATATGATGCCAACTCCCTGCTTGATGCTTTTAACAAGTCCAAGAAGGGAACAGCGTGGAAAGAGTCAGTACAGCGGTATGAAATGAACCTTTTGAGGAATATCAACCAAACTCAAAAGGAGATGAAGGATGGAACCTATGAGCAGAAGGACTTCTATGAGTTCAAGCTGCATGAGAGGGGAAAAACAAGGCATATTAAGTCAATGCACATCTCTGACCGTGTGGTACAGAGGTCAGTCTGTGACAATGTGCTTGTCCCGGAGCTCTCCAAGTACCTGACCTATGACAATGGTGCTTCCATGGAGGGCAAGGGTATCCATTTTGCAAGGAAACGGTTGAGCACACATCTTCACAAGTTCTACCGGAAACACAAGAGCAATGAAGGGTATGTATTACTGATTGATTTTAGCAAATTCTTTGACAATATAGTCCATGATGGTCTGATAAAGGAAATGCGGAAAAAGATTGGTGATAAGGAGACAATGAGCTTTATTGAGAAGCTCATAGATACCTTCAGGGTGGATGTTTCCTACATGACTGATGAAGAATATGCTAACTGTATGAAAACGCTGTATAACGCCTTGGAACATGCTCAAATTGATAAGGCAAAGCTGACAGGCGAAAAGTACATGAGAAAGTCCGTGGGTATTGGAAGCCAAATATCTCAAATATCCGGAGTATACTATCCCACAAGGATAGACAACTACTGCAAGATTGTAAAAGGCATGAAATACTATGGGCGGTACATGGA